ATTGAAGTCGGATCAGAGAATGGTTTTCCTGACCCCTATGATGCTGTTGAACCTATTACTGCAATAACAATTACATATGTAAATGGCAAAACTCTTGTCTATGGTTGCGGCGAATATAACAACTATGATGATAATGTTACATATCTTTTGTGTAAAGATGAATGGTCGTTATGTAAACGATTTTTGGAAGATTGGCGCGAAAATTGTCCAGATGTTATTACTGGTTGGAATATTAAATTCTTTGATATTCCGTATCTAGTAAATCGTTTTGAAAAGATTCTTGGTGAAGGCGAATCTAAAAAAATCTCGCCGTGGAACTTTGTAACAGAAAGAAAAACTGTTATTATGAATCGTCAACAAACATTCTATGAACCAATGGGTGTTGCTGTTCTTGATTATATTGAACTATACAAATGGTATGCACCTGGCGGCAAATCACAAGAATCATATAAATTGGATAGTATCGTCAATGTCGAACTTGGTGAAAGCAAACTATCATATGATGAATATGATAACCTGCACCAACTATACAAATTAAACTATCAAAAGTTTATTGAGTATAACATCAAAGACGTTGAACTCATTCTTAAACTTGATGACAAATTAAAGTTGTTGGAATTGGCAATCACTCTTGCATACGACACAAAATCTAATTATGAAGATGTGTTTGCACAAACTCGTATGTGGGATGCAATGACATATTCATATTTGTTAGAGAAGAATATCATTGTTCCTCCGCGTGTAATACAAGATAAAGATGCCGCATTTGAAGGTGCATATGTCAAAGAACCACAAGTCGGCAAACACGATTGGGTTGCATCATTTGATTTGAATTCTTTGTATCCTCATTTGATGATGCAATATTCAATTTCACCAGAATGTTTGATTGATCCAAAAGATTATACACCAGAGATGCGCGAAATTATTAGTTCTGGTGTCACCGTTGAAAAACTTCTAAACAAAGAAATCGATACATCAAAATTAAAAAATGTTACTTTGACTCCTAATGGTCAATTCTTCCGCACAGATATTAAAGGGTTTCTACCTGCGATGATGGAAGAAATGTATACAGATAGAAGTAAATTCAAAAAGATGATGTTGCAGGCGAAACAAGAATACGAAAAAGAAACTAATCCATCCAAAAAATATGAGATCGAAAAGCGCATAGCAAAATATAATAATATTCAATTGGCGAAAAAAGTGTCTCTTAATTCTGCGTATGGCGCACTTGGTTCACAATACTTTCGTTTCTATGACTTGCGTATGGCTCTTGGTGTAACAACTGCTGGACAACTGTCTATTCGTTGGATTGAAAATAAAATCAATGGTTGGATGAATAAGTTACTTAACACAGAGAACAAAGATTATGTGATTGCATCTGATACAGATTCAATTTATCTTCGTCTAGGTGAGTTGGTTGAAAAAGTATACGGCACAAAAGATGGGGTTTCTTTACCAAAACAAAAAGTAATTGAATTCATGGATCGTGTTTGTGAAGATAAAATTCAACCATTCATCGATAAGTCTTATCAAGAATTGGCTGACTATGTTCATGCATATGAACAGAAAATGCAAATGAAACGTGAGGGTCTTTCCGACAAAGGTATTTGGACTGCAAAAAAACGATACATTTTGAACGTCTATAATAATGAAGGCGTTGCGTATAACGAACCTCAAATGAAAGTGATGGGTCTAGAGATGATTAAATCTTCTACACCATCGGCAATTCGTGAAAAGATGGCAGAAGCAATTAAAATCATCCTTTCAGGCACAGAAAACGATATACATGAATTTATTAAAAAGTTCAAAGAAGATTTTCGTAAATTGCCAGTAGAAGAGATTTCTTTTCCTAGAGGCATCAATGGATTGACAAAGTATTCTGATTCTGCGAAACTATACAAACTAGGAACACCAATTCATGTAAAAGGCGCTATACTATATAATCATAATCTTAAAATGAAAAACTTGACAAAGAAATACCCTTTAATTCAAGAGGGTGAAAAGATCAAGTTTGCGTATCTAAAGATGCCAAATCATTTTAAAGACACAGTTATTTCTTTTCCAGGTCGTTTACCAAAAGAATTCAATTTGTCAGACTTTATCGATTATGATGTACAATTTCATAAGTCCTTCATTGAACCATTATCGGTAATTTTGAACTGCATGAATTGGACAGTTGAGAAACAAAGCACATTGAGTGATTTTTTTAGTTGAGGCAAATATGAATATTTTAGATAAAATCAAAAAGAACAGTTCGATTAAAGAATCGGATATTCTTTCCAAATCAAAATTCTTTATAAATAAAGATATGATTCCAACACCTGTGCCTATTATTAATGTGGCATTGTCTGGTAGTTTTGATGGCGGTTTGACACCAGGTCTCACTATGTGGGCAGGCCCGTCAAAGCACTTTAAAACTGCATTCTCACTATTAATGGCAAAATCTTATTTGGACAAATATAAAGATGCAGCATTACTTTTTTACGATTCTGAATTTGGTACGCCACAATCATATTTCGATTCTTTTGGTATTAATCCTGATCGAGTTTTGCATACTCCTCTTACTGATATCGAACAATTAAAAACAGATGTGATGAAACAATTGTCAAATGTTGATCGTGGCGAACATTTGATTATTGTAATTGATTCAATTGGAAATCTTGCATCCAAAAAAGAAGTCGAAGATGCATTGGATGGAAAATCTGTTGCTGATATGACAAGGGCAAAACAAATTAAATCGTTGTTTAGGATGATTACACCACATCTTTCACTTAAAGATATTCCAATGATTGTTGTTAATCATACATATAAGACTATGGAATTATATTCCAAAGATGTTGTTGGTGGTGGCACAGGAAGTTACTATTCAGCTGACAATATTTTTATTCTAGGTAGACAACAAGAAAAAGAAGGTACTGAAATTGTTGGTTATAATTTTATAATTAATGTGGAAAAATCCAGATATGTTAAAGAAAAATCTAAAATTCCTGTGTCTGTTTCTTTTGATGGTGGCATTAGTAAGTGGTCTGGTTTATTGGATATTGCTATCGAGTCCGGCCACGTTGTTAAACCATCCAATGGCTGGTATTCCAAAGTTAATGTAGAAACTGGTGAAGTTGAAGATAAAAAATATCGAATTAAAGATACTGATACAAAAGAATTTTGGGAAACAATTATAAACGCAGATTCATTTAAAAACTTTGTTGAACAAAAATATAAGGTTACCAACAAAAATATTCTAAAAGGGGAAGATGATGATTGAAGGCATAGATTACTGTTACATTTATCCAAAAGATGATGCAAAGACTGTTCATATACGCCTTTTAAATGGACCTTATAAAGATACCGTATACAAATACGGTAGAGTCAAGCTAAAAGAAGAAAACGAAAATATGCATTTACTTTTTGCTTATGATGTGATAGAATCTACTGTGGACAATCCAAGAAAACTAGAAAAAGATGAAGATTTCAAAAACTACATCGGTGATTTTCTAGTGGAAATAATGTCATCTAATCTTGAACAGGAAATAATTGATGAAACTGGAACAAACGATTCTGAAGAATCTAATATATAATGAGGAATATCTAAGAAAAGTATTACCATTTCTAAAGACGGATTACTTTTTTGATAAAACAGAAAAAATTATTTTTGATGAAATAACGACATTTACACAGAAATATAATTCTACTCCGACAATTGAAGCAATCGTTTTGTCTATTAAAGAACGCCGTACATTTACGGATGTTGAAGTTGAAAAATCTGAAACATATCTTACTGAAATTGAAAAACTGAAAGGCGAAGAATCTAAGATTCAATGGCTAACGGACAAAACGGAAAAGTTTTGCCAAGAAAAAGCAATCTATAATGCTGTACTAGGTTCTATTTCAATTCTTGACGGCAAAGATAAGAACCATGACAAAGGTCAGATCCCTAAGATATTATCAGATGCATTATCTGTGAGTTTTGATAATTCTGTTGGCCATGATTATTTAGAAAACTCGGAGGAAAGATATGAATTCTACCACAGAAAAGAAGAGCGAATCCCTTTCGACCTTGAATTCTTCAACAGAATTACAAAAGGCGGACTCCCAGCCAAAACCCTCAACATTGCTCTTGCGGGTACCGGGGTTGGCAAAAGTCTTTTTATGTGTCATGTGGCTGCAGGATGCATGGCGCAAGGTAAAAATGTCCTTTACATTACTCTTGAGATGGCCGAAGAAAAAATTGCCGAGAGAATAGACGCCAATCTATTGAATGTTACAATTGATGATCTTATGGAACTTCCAAAAGATATGTATCAAAAGAAGGTTGAAAGAATTCGTAGAATGACAACCGGCAAATTAATTATTAAAGAATATCCGACTGCATCAGCATCAACAACACACTTTAGGACATTACTAAATGAACTTAACCTCAAAAAGTCATTTGTACCCGATATTATCTTCGTTGATTATCTTAATATCTGTTGCAGTTCTCGTATTAAGCCTGGCTCCAATATTAACTCGTATACATACGTTAAGTCTATTGCAGAAGAATTGCGAGGACTTGCCGTTGAATACGGAGTCCCAATTGTATCTGCAACTCAAACCACAAGATCCGGTTTTACTTCTTCCGACCCAGGACTCGAGGACACAAGTGAGAGTTTTGGTTTGCCGGCGACCGCAGACTTAATGTTTGCTTTGATTACTTCGGAAGAATTAGAAGAACTTAATCAAATTATGGTGAAACAGTTGAAAAACCGTTACGCGGATCCAACACATTATAAAAGATTTACTGTGGGTATTGACAGAGCGAAGATGAAACTGTATGATGTGGAACAGTCAGCACAAACTGGAATTGCCGATGCTGGCGATACACCAAAACCACAACCTAGAAAATCATTCGATGGATTTAAGTATGACACTAACTAAAGAAGATGCAGTTTATTGCGCTGGTATCTTTGAAAATTATTTTGCAAAATTCAATCGTATTGATGAGTACATGAGAGATCAAAAAATTGCATCTCTTAATAAACTTGAAATTAGTGGTTTGTTTCCACCAGAAGATGAATTGTTTAGTGAATTCGATATGCATCCGAATGATATGGAGTTTGAAATATTTGAACCTCCAAATAAAACATGGGAAACATTAGTTGGTATTACCTCATCACATATTAATATTGCACCAGTTGGACGTAATATTAGATTGGCAGTAAAAGAAAAGAATACAGACAAATATATTGGTTTCATTCGTCTTGGTTCACCAGTTATTAATTGCAAACCCAGAAATGAAATGTTGGGTCAAGTTTTTACACAAAACGAAAAATCTAGCAAGTCGTTCAATAAATGTTCAATGATGGGTTTCGTAATTGTTCCTGCACAACCATTTGGTTTTAATTATCTTGGTGGCAAATTATTGGCAGCAATTACCACCTCGCATAAAGTTCGTGAAATCGTGAACAAAAAATATGATATGAACCTTTGTTTGTTCGAAACAACCAGTTTATATGGCAGTAGTAAAACTGTATCTCAATATGATGGAATGAAACCTTATCTGCGATATAAAGGACTAACTGATAGTGATTTTCTACCTCTAATGCACGGTAAGACATATCACAATCTTAAAAACTTTGTAGAAACTCGTATTGGTGGTAATATTGTTCCTGAAAATTCATCTAGTCAAAAACTAAAGATTAGTATGAAAATCATTTCCATGATTAAGGCCGGTCTTAAAGGAAGTTCAGAACTAAGTAAATTTAATGAGGTTATAACAGATGCAAAAAAATTAACTGAACAGAAACGATACTATATTTCAAATTACGGGTTCAAAAACTACATTGATGTGGTTAATGGAAAAACCGATATTCTTATCAAAGACGAAAATTATGATAAGTTTGAACTAGAAAACATCATTACATGGTGGAAAAATAAAGCCTCTAACCGATATGAAACTTTATCTAAAGAAGGACGTTTAAGAAAAGATTTAGAAGTATGGACTTCTGGAAAGGAGATAGACATTATTAGATAAATATTTGTATTTGAAGGTAATTTCAATATGGCATCAACTAACGAATACATAAAACAACTGATTAGCTCTGTTTATGATGGTCCATTAACTGTAGAAGGCACAGGATCAATTATTACTATAAAGGTTAATGATAGAGTGAAAGTCAAATCTGATTTATATGCTTTCTTGGATAAAAACAAATATCCTTATGAAGATGAGAAAACGACACGATCATCGTTTAATATAACCAATATTAAAACACCAGATGGAAAATCTGTCGTTGTTATTTACAAAAATGCAACAGGTGGTGGCGGATCAGGCGCCGGTGCAGAAGTTACAGAATTGGCAGAATCAGCACAATGTTGGTACACCGCAATTGCATTTAATAAAACTTTAGAATCTTTTGACGATTTTATGAAATATTATGATGATGTAAAAACAAAATGTGATACTGATGCAACAGTACAAAAAATAATTGATAAGTTACCAGAAGATTGGGTAGAATCTTCAATTAAAATTGCCAATTATATGAAAGAAATGAAAGAGTTCAAAACAAATTTGAAAAAATATAACTTTCATCGTGGGTCAAAATTGGTTGATAAAATTACTAAAATGTTTCTGTCTGCGAATAGAGCAGAACAAATGTTTGCAAATATCAATAAATGGAGTCCAGCAGATATTTGGTTAATGACTCCAACTGGAGAAAAAGAAATTAATGCAGCAGACGATAAACAAACATTTGCTTCATTAAATGCACTTATTGTAAAACTTTTTGAATCTAGAGAAGTTATAGGAGTATCATTGAAAAAAGTAGGTGATAAAGTGCATGATGAAATATTTAATTATGGTAAAAAAGAAACTGTGTGTAAATTCAAGTCTTTTAAAGTTTCTGAAAAATCTAAAGATGGATATATTCTATTTTCATATAAAGATGATCCGAATATGGCAATTCAATTTAGATCATTTTCGGATACTGGTTCTTGGCAAGGTGAAATAAAAGGCAAATATGCATCTGGCGGTAAAATTGGTGGCGGTCAAGTTGCATCAATTTTTAAACGTGTTGCTAAAGTTACTTTATCATCATCAGATGCAAAAGAAGTAACCAAAAAAGTACAATCTAGAAAAAAAGATATTCGTGAAGGTATTTTAGAAAATGCCAAAAAAATAAAAGTGAAAGTCGAAGAACCATTGTTACAAACAAATGATTGGAATTATTCTAAGTTTTTGACATTGGAAACTTTGAGTGCTTTTGATAAACTAAATACCGAGAACCAACAAAGAATATTGCGTGAAATTATAGGTTATGCGGCTTCAAGTACAGAAGCTTCAGGAGTGTTTATTAAGATATCGTAATTATGGAGTTATATTATGTCTGCAACTGTGATTATACCAACAACTGGTGCACCAGAATTAAGAACGGCAATCGTATCAGTTTTAGACCAATCATATGATACCACTTGTTATGTGGTTGTTGATGGCGAACAATATTTCGGCAAAACACGAGCCATCGTTAGTGACTATGCCGGAAATAAAAACCTCAAGGTCTGTTACCTCCCAATCAACGTAGGATCAAACGGGTTCTATGGTCATCGTGTATATGCATCCTTCACGCACCTGGTCGACACGGAGTACGTCCTATACCTTGACCAAGATTGTTGGTTTGATGAACACCACGTTCTTTCCTGCATAGAAACGATCCAAAATAATAATTTGGAATGGTGTTATTCACTTAGAAAAATTTATGATAAAGACAGCAAATACATATGCAATGATGATTGTGAATCTTTAGGAAAATATCAATCATATCACGGCATTAATCATATAGATACAAATTCTTATTGCCTTTCAACTAAAATTGCAATAAGATTAGCTAGCGTTTGGCATGGCGGTTGGGGGCAAGATAGAGTTTTCCTTTCTGCTATTTCTCAACATTTCCAGAAATACGATTGTACAGGATTGTATACTTCCAATTATAGAGTAGATGGTAATCAAGGGTCTGTTACTGGAGATTTTTTCTTAAATGGAAATAAAATAATGAATGAAAAATACAAAGGAAAATATCCATGGCAAAAAATTTAATTATTGGTGGGTTTTCAAACTACGATTATAATCAGTTAAAACCTTGGGTTGAATCGATTTGTGAAGTAACGCCAGAAAATACACATAAAGTTGTAGTTGTTGGTGATAATGTATCACAAGAAACTATTGGAAAACTGATTAACAAAAATTTCGAGGTTGTGAAATCTGAAACGAAACAAGTTATTCCTATTCATGTTATGAGATTTCTCTATATCTATGAGTATTTAAAAGATAAATGGAAAGACTATGAATATGTTGTAACTACGGACATGAAAGATGTATACTTTCAAAGTAATCCTTTTGTTTGGATTAAAGAAAATTTAGGTGATTATCATCTTGTTGCTGGTTCAGAAGGCATGTTGTACAAAGATGAACCATGGGGCAATGAAAATTTGATGCAAGCATATGGTCCATATGTGCATAATTTATTTAAAAATAATGAAATTTATAATGTCGGAACAATTGCCGGAGAATCGGAATATGTTAAAGATTTAATGTTTAATATCTTCACAAATGCAATTAATAGGCCTATTCCAATTTGTGATCAAGCAGTTTATAATGTGTTGTTACAAACACAACCATATAAAGATGTTACTTTGTTTCTAAAACAAAATTCTGGCTGGGCTATGCAAGCAGGAACTACTGTTGACCCGTCTAAAATTGAAAAGTTTAGACCGTTCTTAACGGAAAAAGAACCGTTGTTTGAGGATGGCATTGTTAAAACTTGTGACGGAAAACCTTTCGTAATTGTGCATCAGTATGATAGAGTTCCTTTGTGGAAAAAACATATACAAGAAAAATATAAACAAGAGAGTGCTCAAGGATACTTTGTCTACAGGAGTTGATAATGAATAAAAAATTGATGATTACTGGTGGAGCCGGGTTTATCGGACACCATGTAGTATATTATCTGTTGAAGAATACAGATTATGATATTGTTTGTTTGGATCGATTGGACTTTTCCGGCAATCTAAATCGACTACACAAGATTCTAAACAATTTTGACACAAATACAAAGAAAAGAGTTAAGATTGTTTACCATGATCTTAAATCAGAATTTAATGAATATGTTATGGATAAATTAGGCGATGTTAATATTATCCTACACATGGCTGCAGCATCTCATGTAACACGTTCAATTAAATATCCTGTTGAATTCATCAATGATAATGTAATTGGTACTACAAATGTTTTAGAGTATGCCCGAAAATTAAAGAATTTAGAAAGAATGATTTACTTTTCTACAGATGAAGTTTTTGGTCCCGCAGTAGATGATAAACCATTTACAGAATGGGACAGGTTTAATGGTTGTAATCCGTACTCCGCTTCTAAAGCAGCAGCTGAAAGTATTTGTATTGCATATGAAAACACTTATAAACTTCCTTTATACATAACACACACAATGAATGTTTACGGTGAAGATCAAAGTGATGAGAAATATATTCCAATGATTACGAAAAAAATATTTAATGATGAAACAATAACAATACACCATGATAGTAAAACAGGACAAATTGGCAGTAGATGTTATTTACATGCACAAGATGTGGCTGACGCACTATTATTTTTGATAAATTTAAAAGATATTAAACATGTAGATGGGCATAGAGGTGGTAGGTGCCATAAATTTAATATTTCTAGTAATGATGAATTAAATAATTTAGAAGTGGCGAAAATTGTTGCCAAGGCAATGAATAAAGAATTAAAATATAATCTAGTCGATCCTAATAACGACAGACCCGGTCATGATTTTAGATATTTAATTTCTGGTGATTATATGAAATCTTTAGGATGGGTTAAAAAAATTGATGCTGATACTGGTATCACAAATGTTGTATTGAACATGGTAAAGGAACTTGAGAATGGGTAATATCACTATAGTCACATCTTTCTTTGATATTGGTCGTAGCGAGTGGACACCAGATAAAGGACTTCCACATTTTCTACACCGTTCTACTGAAACATATTTGGAAAGATTTAGTTATCTTGCAAAAATTGAAAATGAAATGGTTGTGTTTACAACAAAAGAATATGCACCAAGAATTGCAGAATATCGCAAAGACAATATTGATAAAACAAAAGTTGTCGTTGTGGATCACCCCAGAATTAGTTTTGCATCGATGCGAGAAAAGATCGAAAAGGTACAAAGAGATCCAAATTTTCAACGCAATTTAACACCTTATCAGAGAGCAATGCCAGAATCATGGAGTCCAGATTTTTGTCTTGTTACTGACCTTAAAGCATATTATACAAATCAAGCAGTAGAAAATAATTATGTCAGTAATGACCTAGTTTCTTGGATTGATTTTGGATATGCAAGAACACCTGAGAAAGTTAGCAAATCATGGAGTTACAATTTTAATCCTGAAAAAATTCATATCTTTCCAGATAAAGAATTGGGAAATAGAACAGTTGCAGAAACAATTTATCAAGGTGATGTTATTGTTTTTGGTGCTTTTGTTGTCACACACAAAAAACTTTGGCCAAAAATGAGTGAATTGATGTTCAAAAGTTTTGATATGTTATATGAACAAAATGTTGTGGATGATGACCAAGGGTTATGGTTGCAATCTTCATTATTGGAACCTCACCTGTTTGAATCACATATGATTCCAGACCATAGACTTGGACATGATCCATTTGTAATTTTTGAAAAATTTAATCAGGTGAAGTAAATGCAATCAAATAGAGTTATAACTGTAACGTATAATAATTTTTATGGCAAATTAAGAAATGGTGATATTCTTGGAATTTGCAACATTCTTGCACACGTTAGAAAAGTTGAAAATGATGATAGTATAAAAATTCATATTCCCGAAAATCTTATTTTTCAACCAGAATTTGGAATAAAATTTTTTAATTTTGTTAAAAAAAATACGGACTATTTTTCAGATGAACCAGGAAATTTACATTTCACATATGAAAATATAAATTTTTGGGACTATAGGTCTGTTATAGGCGACAATATTAAAATTGATAATTCCAATTATATTAAAAAAAATAAAATTTGCATTTTTCCTATTTTTGATGCTCCATATAACACATATAGAAATTGGAGCATAGAACTCACCAATTACATTATAGAAAAATATAAATCCGAATATAAAGAATATGAAATTTTTATTTGCGTCGATAAAGAATTAAACATTTATTATGAAAAATTAAATTTAGATGGTATAAATTTATCATTTGATTTTGAACAAAATTTAAATCATATTTTTACTTGTAAAGTTTATGTTGGTGGTGATACAGGTACAAGTCATTTAGCCGGTTCTGTAACCAACCCAGCGATTAATGATTACTATTATTCTTGTGAAGGATTACTCCATACATTACCTCTTAACTATAAGACAAATGGTAATGTAAAAATGTATAGTAAATATGGTTGCACACAATAAGAATTAGGTGTTATTATGAATGAGAATTTATCCAAGTTACATGATTTTGTTGATAATTTTGTAAATAGAATATCAGATTATCCTGAAAACCAATATTCTGGTAAAGGTATTGTTACAACATCTTACGATAAAGAATTTGAAAGTTCATGGGTACTTTTGAATGAACTAAAAAGATTAAATGTTAACCTTCCTGTAGAAATCTTTTACAAAGAAGGAGAATTGTCTGAAAAACAAATCGACATCATTTCAAATATTGATCCAAAATTTAAATTAAAATTGTTGAAAGGCGATGTAAGTGGATGGAGCATTAAACCTTTTTCAATCTTACAAAGTTCTTTTGAAGAAGTTATTTGGATCGATTCAGATAACTGTCCAGTTCAAAATATTGAATTCTTATTTGATGACAATGAATATAAAGAAAAAGGATCTATTTTTTGGAGAGATATTTCTAACGAGGCATTCAATTACCCAACCGCGGAAACATGGCAAGTTTTTAATGTTCCGTATAATGATTGTGAAAAATTTGAAACGGGTCAAATTGTTTTAAATAAGAAAAAATGTTGGAAACAGTTTCAATTGTGTTTATTTTATACAATGAATTCAAATTTTTATTATCAATTTGTACACGGTGATACTGGAACATTCAAATTCGCCTTTTTGTATTTGAATAGAGATAAACCTTATTATAGAATAAACTATCATTCTGATAGTTCTTTAGTGCCTTTTGGATTTATGCCTTATGGACCATTTCATGTTGGAGAACCTAACATGTATGGCAAATGGGGTGGCGGTTGCGTTTTAGCGCAAAGAGATAGAGAAGGTGAAGTATTGTTCAATCATAGAACAATAAATAAATTTAAATTGAATGAAAGTGTATATCAAAGACATGTTATTAATGAAAAATATTATCATGAACACATGGAAGAATTGAAAAAAATTTATAGTGAATAGACATTATGAGAAAAATACCTATTGTAGTTACCGCGTATTGTGATGGTGAAGGGTCTGAAATTAAAATTCGAATGGCAGAAAAACTTTGCCAAGAACTGAACAAAACTGGACACTATGTTTGTTTAGCAACACACTCAACATTACCTCAAAGTGTACAAAAACTTTGCAACGCATATATTTACGATTCTGACAACGATTTTCATATCGATGGTTTACCCGTAGAAGGGCGAAATCATGGCATAGCTGAAATCAAATCTGTACATAACGCATTAAATTATTTGGAAAGATTTGGTTTTAAAGAATTCTTCAAAGTGAGTTATGACATAGATCCAACTTTACCATTTAACACTATTATTGAGAGAGCTCAATTTATTGTCGATAATTATAATAAAGAATTTGTTGGTTCTGGATGGGGTGATAACAGAACATTGGCAGCACTAACATATTATTCCACATTTGATTTTTTTCGTAAAATTACTCCACTTGAAACACCAGAAAAATATAAATCGTGTTTCGAAGTCAGTTGGTTTTTAAGTGCTGAAGAAAAAGGCGTATTGGACAAAGTATACATATCACATATTAGATTGTATGATGATTTTTTGGGGTTTGTTATTAGAGATTATTCTCATCAAGCCGGCACAGAAATAGATTATTACCCACATTAGGTTGAACATATGATAACAAATAAATTAATTATTTTTGACTTGGATGGAGTATTAATTGACTCCAGAGAATTACATTATGATGCGTTAAATGATGCTCTCAGAAAAATTGATGAGAAATATGTAATTTCCAGACAAGAACATCTTAGTTTATATGATGGATTAAACACCACAAGAAAACTAAAGATGTTGACAGAATATAAAGGCCTGCCCGTTTCTGAATATGATTCTGTGTGGAATTCCAAACAAAAATCAACATTTGAATTGCTTCGTAGATTTAATCCAGAGTTTTATTTAAGTGCCATTTTTAACATGGCAAAAAATCGTGGTTACAAGATCGCAGTTGCATCTAATTCTATTAGAGAAACTGTAAAAATATCTTTACTAAGTATTGAACTGATGGACTATGTTGATTATTATGTTAGTAATGAAGATGTGAGTCGTGCTAAACCATATCCAGAAATGTACTGGAAATGCATGACCGCACTCAATGCATTACCTAAAGATACAATTATTGTAGAAGATAGTCATATTGGTAGACAAGGTGCTTTAGATTCGGGAGCTCATCTTCTAGCAGTTGAGAATTCGAATGAAGTGAATTCGCAATATATGTTGGAAAGGATTAGTAATTTTATGGATACTATTGAAGGGAAAACAAAAAAATCTTTACCGTGGCGAGATAATAAATTAAATGTTATTATTCCTATGGCGGGAGCTGGTAGTCGTTTCACTCAGGCAGGATATACTTTTCCAAAACCTTTGATTGAAGTTCGCGGCAAACCAATGATTCAAGTCGTTGTCGAAAATCTTAATGTTGAAGCAAATTATATTTTCTTGGTCCAAAAACAACACTATGACAAATACAATCTAAAGTATTTACTTAATTTGATTGCGCCTAATTGCAAAATTGTTCTCGTTGATGGATTGACAGAAGGGTCGGCATGTACTACACTATTAGCTAAAGAATTCATCGACAATGATGCCCCGCTTTTAATGGCAAATTCCGATCAATATGTTGAATGGAATTCGAATGAATGTATGTACGCATTTTCTGCCGATGCAATAGATGGTGGTATTCTGACTTTTGAAGCAACACATCCTAAATGGTCTTATGCTAGAATAGGAGAAGACGGTTTTGTTTCTGATGTGGCAGAAAAGAAAGTAATCTCTAATAATGCGACTGTTGGTATTTACTATTGGAAAAAAGGTTCTGATTATGTTAAATATGCAGAACAAATGATAGAAAAAAACATTCGCACAAATAATGAATTTTATATTTGTCCTGTTTTCAATGAGGCGATTCAAGATGGTAAAAAAATCCGAGTTAAACATATTGAAAAAATGTGGGGCATTGGAACACCAGAAGATTTAAATTATTTCTTAGAGAACAATAAATGAAGGTTGCCGTATTATTTACAGGGAACATTAGGAGTTTTGACCAATGTAAACAAAATTTTATAGAAAAATTAAGTTTTTTAAATCCTGATTACTATGTAACAACATACGACACAAGATATAATTTTAGAACTTATGTAAATTTTCATAACGATGTTAATTTATCTGATGATGAAATTGTAAATTTCTTTTCAGGTATGAACGTAAAGGCGATAGAGATTGATAATTTGGCAAAAATGCTGGAGTATTTTAATTCGGAGAAACAAAAGTTTGACTCTTCAATGACTGAATGTGAACAAAATCATTTCTTACAGTTTTACAAATTTAAAAAAGGATTAGATTTAGTTTCTAATTATGAAAAGATTACAGACACAAAATATGATGTTTTGATTCGCGCTAGATTAGACCTTATAATGAAAGATATTAATCACTTGGATCTTTCAAACTTAGAAAATACATTAATAAATGGTTGGGAGATATATTCAAAATGGACTGCTTCTCCAACATCTGATGAGAAAAAAGTTTGGAATGATTTTTTTATGATTTCAACTTTAGATAACATGCATAAAATTATTGATAATCTTTTGTCGGAATTTTATAAAAAAACACATCAGAAAAGTCCTTATGCATTTCCGCACGGTGTTTTCGAAGCGGGAATAGTTAAATCTAATTTGAAAGTTGAGAACGTAGATATATTGCATCGTATTATAAGATATGGTGATGTGACAGAATTTGTACAATAAGAGTAAATAAAATGAAAATTGCAATGATGCTTGTGGGAAATTTTAGAACTTGGGACTCATGTAAAGAAAGTTTTATAAAAACTTTTGGTGAAATTGACACCTTTATTTGCAGTTATGATTTGAGATACGGTTATCACCCTAATGGATGGGGTGTAACTGATTTAAATGATGAACTTATTTCTGAAGATGTCTGGACAAATTTTTTATCGGGCATAAATGTTAAAATGTGCCATATTGAAAAAATTGCCCATGCAAATAATCTTATACAAAACGAATTACCACATATAAAACTTATTGTACCAAATATGCCACAGACATATGGACAGTATCGTAAATTTAAAATTGCAACAGATATGGTTCAAGAATATGAAAGAGAAAACAATTTTGAATATGATATTATTATTCGTAGTCGCCTAGATTTAGTTTACAATGATGCACCTTTAGACTATAATATAGGAGAAAATGAAGTTATTTACCATCATGGAACAAGTCCACCAAGTGAATTTCTTGGTGATCAGTTCTTTTTCTCCAAAAGAAATAATATGATTAATATATCAGAATTCATATTTTCTGAATTTTATAAACCAATTTATGATGATAGTCACCTACATCCACCGCATGGTGTATTGCGAAACGCACTTAGGTACAATAATTTAACTAAAGTAAACCGTGATGTGGTAAAACATCTGAAAAGAAAAAATGGAGTAGAATTAATACTATGATAAATTTATATAACGACAGTTCAAATATACAAAAAAATCAAGATGTATATGATAGTTTTAATAACTTCATATTCAGTAATGATAGATCAGTTTTTAACAAACTGTATAGTAAAATGTTTTTCTATGAAAAAACAAAACATTTAGCTGGCGATATTGTTGAATGTGGAGTGTTCAAAGGATCAGGTCTTTTGGCATGGTTGAAAATACTATCGATGAATGAACCTAACAGCATTAAAAAAGTAATTGGATTTGATTTTTTTGATCCTAACTTTGTTGAAGATATGAAAGATGGCGTCGATAAAGATACAATGAAACAAGTTTTTACAAGAGATAAAAATTTAGATATTGATGATGTTTCGTATGACGGCATTTACAATAAGATTATTAATGCTGGCTTTGATGATTCGAAATTTGAATTAATCAAAGGCGACATTACATCAACCGCTAAAAGAGCAATTGAAGAAAAACCAGGGTTTAGAATAAGTATATTATATTTGGATATGGATTTAGATAAACCAACATACGAAACACTTAACACACTATGGAATAATGTTGTTAAAGGTGGAATGATTATTTTTGATGAATACGCATATCACAGTTGGAGTGAATCTAATGGTGCAGATAGATTTATGAAAGAAATGAATTTGACATTGCATACAACAAACATCAAAGCGCCAACAGGTTATATTATAAAATAAGGAATTAAAATGAAAGTTGCTGTTGTTTTAACTGGTCATTTAAGATGTTGGAAGATTGTAGTTCCTAATTTCGAAGAAAGAATTTTAAAAAAATATAACCCTGATGTTTTTATTCATTCTTGGTCAGATGAAGGATATTGTGATCTTTCCGAAACATCTCTTAAATTTGGTTATTACGAATCTTCACCATCGATTCCAGTTCAAGAAGTGAAAGATGCGTTTAATGCTAAAGAAATAGAAATTGAAGACTTCCGACTTTATAATGATCAATATGAAGAATTTACTAAGCAATACACAGAACATCATGTAAGGCCTAAAAATTTATATTCTATGTTCAGTAAAATGAACCGAGGATTAATGATGATGGAAAATTATATGATTAAGACCAATCAACGATATGATTTGATATTGCGTCTGAGGCCAGATTTGATTTATAATGAAGACCTGCCAAATTTTAATCCGAATGTATTCTATACACATAGACATCCAAACCACATGGGTAGAGGCACAGGCGATATGATGCAGATTGGTAATCTATTTCATATGTCTCTTTTTTCAAAAATTTTATATTTCATGCCTGAACTTTATAATGAAGTTGGTTATGTTTGTCCACATGAAATGTCATCTGCATTCATCTCTAAATTAAATCTTCCGTGGCAGGAATTAAACATTAACAAAACATTAATGCACACACCTAAAGGTGCATATGTGCCAAAGGAGCAATGGTAATGATATATATTGCGCACAGAGGACTGATGCATGGTCCAAACAAAGAAATCGAAAATCATCCTGACCAAATAGAATTGGCTTTAAGTAAAGGTTATGATTGTGAAATCGATCTTTGGAAAATGGAAAACAAATACTTTTTAGGGCATGACGGTCCCGAATATGATGTAGATTTAAAATTTTTATCCCAACAGGGGTTGTGGATACATTGTAAAAATCTAAACGCATTACACGATATGTCAACTCAAGAAGAATTCTTCAATTATTTTTGGCATCAAACCGACGATTTCACACTAACTTCAAGTGGGATTATTTGGACTTATCCTGGTAAAAATCTAACTAACAATAGTGTCTGTGTTGTACCTGAAAGATACATGGACATTAATCAATTCAAAGAAAGGTGTTTTGGTGTTTGTAGTGATTATGTTGGAGAGATGATTTGAAGACATTATATATCAAATACAATCTTTATAAAAAAAATTGCATTGGGAGAAATAATACATAAATAGTAAAATGGCAATCAGAGTGTTTTGCAAAGGAAACTAATGAAATCATTTTTATTCTTCTTAAAAGAAGAAACGGAAGAAGATAAATTAAAGCATATTGCTCATGCTGAAGATCGTCCATTGTTACATGGATCAGAAGGGTTTACGCATACCCATGGTGCCTTGATGCAGGCACATGAACACATTAAGTCTGGTGGAAACAGTTCAGCACTCACAATGAAATATGATGGATCGCCAGCAGTTGTATTTGGGCACCATCCAGAAAATGGCAAGTTCTTTGTTGCATCAAAGTCTGCATTTAATAAGACACCAAAAATCAATTACACTCATGCAGATATTTTAAAAAATCATGGCCACGCACCAGGATTAGTAGAGAAACTTCATGCATCATTAAATCACCTCAAAAAGATTGCACCTAAAACGGGAGTGTATCAAGGCGACTTGATGTACACACATGACGATTTAAAACCCAAAAAGAACGGTAAAGTATCTTTTACACCAAATACAATCACCTACACCGCAAAAGGTGAAGATGCTGATAAAATAAACAAATCGAAAATGGGAGTAGTGGTACATACACAGTATCATGGTAAAGATATTGCGTCGATGAAGGCAGATTCACATCCGGATTTGCACAACTTTCACCATCATCCTGACGTTTGGCAAAAATCACCAAACCATGACACGAGACAAGTACATTATTCAGAACATGACCAAGAAGCGTTTCGTAAACACATGGATGCAGCTAAAAAGATACATGATGAACATAGTAAAGAAATGTATAAGGCAACTGAACCACATCAAGGTGAAGGCAATCATTTAGAAACTTACATTAATGATACAGTCAGAAAAGATGAAACACCTTCAGTTGAAGGACTTAAAAAACACATTCAAAATAAATATAAGAAAGAGATTGCAAAGTTAAAAACACCTGCCGGAATCACAAGAAAACAAAATCAAGCTGACGCACACACAAATCACATAGAAAGTAATAAAGAACATTACAACAATCTGTTAAAGATGCACCATCATTTACAACAAGCAAAAAATGTATTGGTGAATACACTTCAGCAACATGAAGGCGGATTAGAGCACCATATTGAAGGTAAAAAAACAGGTCCGGAAGGGTTTGTTATTAATCATGCTGGCAAGCCAACCAAATTGGTGGATCGTGCAGAATTTGCTAAAGCCAATCTCTTAAAGGTTAGAAAATGAAATCGTTTTTGGAATTAATAACTGAAGAAGAAAAGACACATAAACCGGTTGTCATGGCCTTTGGTCGGATGAATCCTCCGACAACAGGACATATGAAGTTAATCGATAAAGTTCATGAAATCGCAAATAAAGAACACGCACATCATGTTGTTGTCGCTTCACATTCGCAAGATGCAAAGAAAAATCCATTATCGGCAAAAGAGAAAATAAAAACTCTCAAAAGATATTCACCAAAAACAAATTTTGTTGCTGCATCAAAAGAACATCCTTCATTTATACAACACGCTGCAAAATTAAATGCTGCAGGTCATGATCATTTAATTATGGTTGCAGGATCAGACCGTGTCAAAGAATATCATAAACTTTTACACAAATATAATGGTCATGCATTTAATTTCAAGAAAATAGAAGTGAAATCTGCCGGTCACCGTGATCCGGATGCTGAAGGTGCGGAAGGTATGTCTGCTTCAAAAATGAGAGAACATGCTAAAAATAAAGATTTTTCTTCTTTCAGGCAAGGTGTTCCATCTCATGTATCAGATGAACACGCAAAACAATTAATGCATGATACTCGTAAAGGTATGGGTTTGCATGAGGATGTTAATCGTGGAAAATACAAGGCCATATTTGTCACAGGTGGTCCAGGCTCAGGCAAAGATGTTGTGATTCGTGAAGGCATTGCAGAACAACGTGCAGTTGAGATGAATTTCAGTCAGGTATTAAATGTATTGAATGCCGTACATAAAAGAGCATTTAATTCTATGGATCAAAAAGTTGAGGCAGTTCGGTCCAGAGGTCCTTTGATTATCAATGGTCCAGCAGATGATTATGAAAACATTACACAAATCAAAGAAGAACTGGAAAATCTAGGGTACAAAACTATGATGATTTTTGTACACACAACAGATGAAGTCAGTAAAGAACGAAATATGAACTTGAATAGAATGGTATCCGAATCTGTAAGACATGATAAGTGGGTAAAATGTAACAAAAATATGAAGCACTTCAATGAACAATTTGATACATTCCATATATTTGATAATAATGGAGATATGGAATCGTTGGAAGAAAGCATTACGGATATTTACACAGAAAATAATAAATTCTTGGATAAAGATTTGATAGAAGAAAAAGTATCTATGTTTAGTGAGAAATTGAAAAAACATGCAAAAGAAAACAATAGTCCGGTTATGCAACTTACAAGAAAAATGGGAAAAATAGATGATGTGAGAGATGGTGATGTTAAAAGTAATTCTAGTTACACATTCAGAACTTATACGGAATCTAATCCAACATTAACAGTCAGTGCTCAACCTAGACAGACAAAATTTAGTATGGACAATAATAAAGAAAAGACAATGAAGTCCAAAGGTTTAAAAGATGCACCTACAATTAATGCAAGACTTAGAAATACTGCTGGACTTGGACGCGAGTTTGATACCCGTCAACAAGGCACAGTTTATCCGATGTCCGGTTTAGGTGATGTTACATACAGAGAATCAATTGATGATCCTGGTTACTCTGATATGGGTGTTGGTGGTGTATTGGGGGGAGCAAGTAATAAAGAACCCATGCAAACATTATCAAATCCATTGACTTCTGGTATTGTATTTGACAAGAAAAAGAAAAAGAAATAAATACGACAATATAACTAAGAATAAAAAAATGAAATCATTTAAAACTTTTATTACGGAAAAAGTCGACCAAAAAGATTCTGTCACTTTTGATATACCATTATTGATTAGAGTTTTGGAGTTGGCTAGAGAAGATGTTAAAACGGATATGGAATTACACCGTGTGGTCGAAAGACTAATTAACATTCGTAATAAAGGTGTTTTGACAATGGATGAATACGATTTCATTGCCGGGTTAAAGAAAAAATTAGGCGAAGATATTTTACATGAAGTCGCTGCGTGGCAGAGAAGTGCCGGTAAAGATCCAAAAGGTGGTTTAAATAGAAAAGGAATTGCTTCTTATCGCAGAGAACATCCTGGATCAAAATTAAGTATGGCAGTCACAACACCACCATCAAAGTTGAAGAAAGGTAGTAAAGCTGCAAATAGAAGAAAATCATTTTGTGCAAGAATGAGTGGAATGAAATCAAAATTAACTTCTTCTAAAACCGCAAATGATCCAGATTCGAGAATTAATAAATCGTTACGCAAGTGGAATTGCTAATTAAGGAGTAAAAAATGTTTGCTAAATTCGGAAAAGACTTAGTATCTAGAGATTTGATCGAAGCCGTTAAAAAGGTTATGGATCAACCTGACGAAGATAAAGATGACCAAACAGAAGAATTAAAGGGTGGTCAGGTAAAACTTGATAAGAATCATAACGGTAAATTAGATTCTCAGGATTTTAAAATGCTTCGCGGCGAAAAGAAAGGTGTGGCGGAAAGTGGAGACAAATATAAAATCAAAAGCATTGGCAGCGACGTTGACAAAGAGTCAGGTGAAAGACGCGACTATTACATTAGCCCAAGCACAGGCAAAAAAGTTTATAAAAGCGGTGTGAACAAAGGTGATCACGAAGTCCCTAAAACTGGCGAAATTAAAAAGAAAATAAATGAAGCAGAGCCTGATTATAAATCATCTGCAAAATATAGAGGCAAAGTCGGCGACTTTAAACCTAAAGCATCTGATGTTGGCCAGGGCAGAAAAATCGTTGGTAAAATGGGCAAGTATGGCAAACAACCTGACGATGATGAAAAAATGGTCGAACCTCCAAAAGATCATACTGTAGGCGCAGTTAAAACTGATCCTAGTGCAGTTGTTCCTGGACATAGCACAATGGCTGCAAAATTACATCTTGCATCATTACCAAAAGACAAAGAAGGCAATTCAATTGTCAAAGGTGCAAGAAAAGTTAGTGCTGCCGATCTAGTTGCTAAGAGAAAAGCAATGATGTCTCAGAAAAATGAAGCAATCGAGGATACATTGCATCCAGCGGGTGCTGCTTTATTGAAGCACATCAAACCACAACATCATAATCTATACAAAGCACATCTAACAAAAGATGTATTTAATGGTGGTTTTGGTGATCGTCATGCAGTTCTTAAAGCAGCACAAGATGCTGGTCATTTGAAAATGGATCTAAAGAAACAAAATGAAGAAGTTGAATCCATCACAGAAGGCAAGATGGACAAGATGACTCTTTCTGGCCTATGGCATAAACACGCACAACATAGTTATATGTCAGATCAAGGTTATGGTCATGGTTCCGGAAGTATGCATCACAATGATCATGCTGCAACAGCAATTGAAAACCATGTACGCAAACATTATGGTAATAAAGTCGCAGATGATATGGTCGCACACTCTGAACATCATGTCGCTCATGCTGAGTATGCTGGACCAGAATCGTCACCACATCATGAAAAAGAAGCAGAAAAGTTAAGAAAGAAACACAATATTCATGGTGATTTGTATGGTGAAACTTTTAATCATGTAACAGAAAGAGTTGATCCAAATGTCAGAACTACCGACACATTAAAAGGACGTATTGCTGGTGGAGAACCAAATCAACATAGTAGTTACAAAGTGAAACTTGAAACAAAAGGCACCGGTGCAATGGATCGCATCAAAAGTGCTGCAAAATCTGCATTTGACCGTGTTAAGAACGAAACAATGATGGGTAAAGCAGGTGCAACATCCGAAGCCAAAAAATTGGACAAAGAAGGATATTAATGACCAAAAAATTCAAGGAAATTGTACGAACAAAGGTGGCACCTCCTACCACCTTTGGTACTAATCCTATGGATCCTTGGTCCACAAAATCTAATATTGCTGAGAGTAGAACATCTGTATTAAAACAATACATATCTTCATTAGGCATTGAACCTGATTCATTATCAGTAGACAGTTTAATATCATATTCAAAATCGAGTGAATTTGAAAAGTGGAATAGAGATAGAAAACTTATGAGAGGTTACAGAGAAGAAACCGAAGTAACTGAAGATTTAAGAAAATGGTTTAAACAAAAATGGGTGCGCATGGACACCAAAGGCAATATCAAAGGTGATTGTGCAAGAGATCCTGGTGAAGGCAAACCAAAATGTTTACCCCAGGCACGTGCTCATGCTTTAGGTAAAGAAGGACGTGCTGCAGCAGCAAGACGCAAACGCAGAGAAGATCCGGATCCAGATAGGCATGGTGCACCGATTAATGTTAGAACGGAAAGTGCTGCAGCTGCAATAGCGGCCGCTACAGCAATCGCTAAAAAGAAATCTGGTAATTATGATTCAGAAGGGTTTAGAAAAACACCTTATAAAAATCCAGATCATCCTTTAAGAAAAAGTAATGGACAAAGAGAAAAAGAAATGAATGAAAATGATATAGGTGAAACTTGTTGGGCAGGATATGAGGCAAAAGGTATGAAGAAAAAAGGAAATCGTATGGTACCAAATTGTGTTCCAGAAGAAACCAATCAGATTGATGAAAAAAATGTGCCGACAAGTCCAGAAAAATGGGCAAGAGCTAAGGCTGCGGCAAAATCAAAATTTGCTGTATATCCGTCTGCATATGCTAACGGATGGGCTTCGAAAAAATATAAGTCTATGGGTGGCGGATGGAAATCTGTCGGTGAAGAGACAACAATGGAAGCAAAGAAACAACCTTTATCTGCATTAGAAAGATTGAAAAAACGTATGAAAAAGAATGGTTATGATATGGATGCAAGAGAAAAGTTTTGGACTGATAAATTAAAACAAATGGACCAGAATAAAAAACCTGTACAAGAAGTCTTAGATAAAGGTGCTTCGGCTGGTGATTGGATACATGATTTTGTACATTCAAAGAATCCAAAATTCAAAGGTAAATCCACCAAAGAACGTCAAAAAATGGCATTAGGTGCATACTACGCAAAACAAAAAGAAGAAGTTTCGGAAAATCATATTGCAATTGCTATGGGTAAGATGTTAGATGATGAAGGTAGTATGGTCTTGAATCAATTGGAACAAATTGAACGTGCAGTTGGCATGGTTCGTTCTTATATTGGAAAAGACTATGAAAAACAATTGCCTGCATGGGTACAATCAAAAATAACCTTAGCTGCAGATTATATTGATACTGCTGGAAATTATCTTATTAGTAAAAACGAAAAGGTTTCAGAAAGTAGAATCATATCAAATAGTGCAAGTATCATAAAAGAAATATATAAAAATAAATTGCGAGAAGATATGACTGATCCGGAAAAGGAAGATAAGTCAGTTGCAAGTTATGGTAAAAAACCAAAAATGTCGGATAATAGTTCTGTAAATGATGACAAAAAACCTGATGCTCGTGCTGTATTAAAAGGCGGTACAACAATGACGGGTCAAAAACGTGATACGATTGAAATTGATCCTGCTTTAAATCAACGTCCAAATCAGACGCCAGATTACATCGAAAAATCTGGTAAAAAGGCAGAAAACAAATAAGATAAATAGTAAGATAACCCAGGTTAAAAGGAGAATAAAATGTCAGCAGCATGGGGTAATACAGATTCAGCCAATAGTAAACCACTCTTTCCGAAAGAAAGAGAAACACGAAATTTCATTTATTTGACAACTGCTAATAGTACCGTGGCTGGGGTTAGAAGCATTCAATTTGCAGGTACAGGCGCACTCACTGCTGCTAATTTAGGCATTATAGTTGGTATGGTGGCGTCCACACCAAATACTGTTGTAGGTGGCGCCAATGCACCAGCTTCAAACTCTGCAACGGCAACAGCATTATCGGTTATTAATGCACCTTTACCTGGACAAATTTTACCCACAGCAGGTCTCACCAGACCTGGTTTCCAAAGGGCAAATAATGTTGTAACCGCCGTCACAGGAAATCTTGTCACATTTGCAAATGCTACAATGTTGTTTATTCCTCCTGGTGCAGCTGTTGCATTTGATACTATTATTCCTTATACATCTACTGAAGAAGCAAATACATACAACAGAGATGTTATCTTAGTGACACCAAGTCGATTAGTAAATGCAAACGTAACAATTGCAAATACACATGCTGGTTGGTCACATGTTTACAGAACAGTAAATTCGGATGGTACTGTTAGATATCGTAAAGAAGTTTTAGTTGCACTTGCAAATAGTACAGCCACAAATGCATCTTCTGCTAATACAAGTCAATTCGGCATCTATAGAGGCGTTTAAATGAAATATGCATAATGATTTGAATGAAGAAACATTTTTGATATATGCGATGAAGTGTTATGAATCACCAAATTGTATTATGTCGGAATTCGATGGAGATTTAAAGAAAACAAAATACCTGAAAAGATTATTTCGTAGATATAAATCAACTAGGAAACTCAAAGAGAGATTAATATTAAATCATATCATCTCTTTGAGTAATGTTTTTGGACCAGAACCAACAGTTAGAATTTTGTTTTATAAAGTTGATGAAAAAGATTATGACATACTGAAAACATTTTTATTATATTTAAATTTAGTGCCAGAAGTTGTTTGGAATATCAGAGGTAAAAATATAAAAACTGATGATATTCCTGTAGAATTAAATGTTGCAGATATTTTGAGGAAGATATGAAATCATTTAAAAATTTTAGAGAAGATGTGGCAGTCGCTGGACCAACAAATGCAGTTGGTACAGGCAATATAGCAGGTGCAGGTCAACCGCCAGGTAGTCGTTCTGGTGAACCGGGTGTTGGTAAGAAAAAGAATTTGATTATGATGGACATGTTGAAGAGAAAGAAATTAGAACAAACTGGAAAGTGAGTTTATAAATGAATTTCAATTTTACTGAAGTACAACTTGGTCAAATTCTAAGGGGCAACAAAGAAGTCCATGCATGGTATGATGCCTGCATGGAAATGTTTCCTCATTATGAAATAAACACAATTAAACGTGTTGCACATTTCTTAGCACAATGTGGTCATGAGTCCAATAACTTTATCGCATTGGAAGAAAATTTAAATTATTCTGTAGAAGGGTTACAAAGAACATTTAAGAAATATTTTCCAAATCCAGAAATTGCAAAAGAATATGCAAAAAAACCTGAAAAAATTGCCAATAAAGTTTATGCAAACCGGATGGGCAATGGAGATGAAAAGTCTGGTGATGGGTGGAACTTCCATGGGCGTGGACTAATACAGTTAACTGGTAGAATAAATTATAACAATTATGCGCGAGATACTGGTCAAAGTTTAGAAGAGGCCGTTGATCATTTAAATCATCCTCATGGTGCATTAGAATCTGCATGTTGGTTTTGGCATACAAGAGGATTAAATAAATTTGCTGATGCCGATGATATATTGACATTGACTAAACGCATCAATGGCGGAACAATTGGACTAGATGACAGAACAGCTAAATACAAAAAAGCAATCGATATCTTGAGTAAAAAATAATGTTACAACCATATACACTACTAATAAAGATTTTAATTGCAGGATTAATATTAGGTACTGCATTCTTTTTCGGGCACCATATGAATGAACAAAAATGGTTGGACCGAGTCAAAGAAATGGAACAAAAAGTTGCTGTTGCTGAACAAAAATCACATGAAGTGAATACTGTAGTCGAAACTAAAATTGTTGAAAAAATAAAATTGATAAAGGAAAACAAAGATGCTAATAAAGAAACCGCAAAACTTATTTCCAAACAGCTTAATGATAGTTGTTCTATGCCTCAGTCTACAGTCATGCTCATCAACAGTGCCAGTCAAAATGAAGTGGCCAGAAGTGCCGCCATCGTTGATGGAAGTACCTCCAATATTGGAACAAGTGAAACCGAGGTCACCGGCACCGGAACAAAAGAACCCTCCATTGTTATTAGAGCAAGTGATGTCCTCGAAACAGTCGTCGAAAACTACGCCAGGTGCAACGAATTCCGAGAAAAAATAATTTCATGGCAAGAATGGTATAGACAACAAAAAAAGATTTTTGAAGAATCTCAAAAATAAGAGGATATAAATGGCAGCAGATGCATTTGTGTTAGAAGATGAAAATGGTGGTCCAGGAATTGTCAATCCTGCACCAGCTAGCAGACAAAGTGTTTTTAGACCACTCGGCAGTACTGGTGGCGGTGGGTTTTCGCAACCACCGATTCAAGTGCCCGTATTAACTTCTGCCGGTAGTAATGCCGCACAAGGGGCAGAAATCATGGTTAAAAATACAAATGAGGATTGGATTAATAAAAAATGGAGACCAGCAATGGGTTGGACATACATGGGAACATGTATATTCGATTTCGTTGTTGCGCCCATTTTGTGGTCGGTTATACAAGCTTTAGGTAATGGTGGTCAAGTGGCAACGCAATGGCAACCTTTAACTTTACAAGGAGCAGGCCTGTATCACTTAGCAATGGGTGCAGTACTAGGCATAGCGGCATATGGCAGAACACAAGAAAAAATTTCCGTCAACACACCAACAGTACCAAAACCATGAACACACAATCATCATCTCAAAATGAATTAGAAAATATCAAAGTGGATGTTGGTGTTTTGAAAGTCAAAGTGTTGACATTAAATGAAATATGTGATAAGATGGATAAAATAATAGAAAAACTGGTCGATCAGCACGACCGCCATGTGGCAAAAATATACACAGACATGGATATCAGAAGAATGGAAACACAAAACGATATCAAAGAAATACATAATAGAATTGATAATGTTTTGGATAAAGTGCAAGATTCAGAAAGAAGAATCACCGATGAATTGAGGACATTGCGTGACGAATTATCGGCACAAATTAAAAGTGAAAAAGCTGCAATTCAAAAACTAAATGAATGGAAATGGATGATTGCCGGTGCTATTATTGTTCTTTCGTGGTTATTGTCAAAAATTAATTTAGAGACAATTTTTATAAAATAATTTGAGTTTTTTATTATGAGTGTAGTGATCGATAGGAGTTTTCTCCTCCAACTTTCACCTAAGTTGCACAGATTCTCCCGCAAAAAGGATGACCTATACAATTTCAGGTGCCCGCTCTGTGGCGACTCACAGAAAAATAAAACAAAATCTCGCGGTTATGTTTATCGAAAAAAGAATGACTATTTCTATATGTGTCATAATTGTGGCGTTAGTACTTCTTTTTTCAACTTTCTTAAAAGACTTGATGAAAATCTTGCAAAAGAGTATTCACTAGAAAGATATAAAAATGGTGATGACGGTACACATAATTATACGAAACCAACATTTGATGAATTTAAATCGGCAAAACCCGTATTCAAAGAATCGTTAAACCTTCCTACAATCGAATCTTTACAGGAAGAACATTTCGCCAAAAAATATGTAGTTTCCAGAAAAATACCTAAAGATTGTCATAGTGAACTTTATTATGCAGAAGATTATAAAAAGTTTCTATCTTCACTTGGAATTGAAAAAGATTTATATGATGGTGAACAAAGACTCGTTATTCCTTTTTACGATAAAGATAAAAAACTAATTGCAGTACAAGGCAGAGCATTAGGAAAATCTAAAATCAGATACATAACCGCAAAACTGCATGATGACAATAAAAAAATATTTGGTTTGGATAAAATAGACGAAAATGAAAAAATATATGTTGTCGAAGGTCCTATTGATTCAATGTTTATAAAAAATGCAGTTGCAATGGCCGATTCGCATTTGGAAGGAATAACAGAAATATATGATCGTTCGCAAGTTGTATTAATATTTGATAATGAACCTAGAAATGTTGAAATTGTAAATAAAATTGAACACGCTATTGATAATCATTTTAATGTGGTAATTTGGCCGCCAATGGTTGAAGAAAAAGATATTAATGATATGATATTGGCCGGTTTCTCGCAAGATGAGATATTGGATTTTATAGATAAGAATACTTTCGTAAATTTGAGAGCAAAAATGGAGTTTATAAATTGGAAAAAAGTTTGAATGTTAAATTGGTATCTTATTCGCAAAATGCCCAAAATATGTATATGTCTCTCATGGAACAAGTGGCATATGCAGCTAGGGTTTCTAATCCAGCAAATCAAAACAATTCAGAAACATCAGAAAAGTTAGTACGTTATCTAATACGAAACCAACACTGGTCGCCTTTGGAAATGGTTTCCGTCTGTCTGGAGATTCAAACGACAAGAGACATTGCTAGGCAGATTCTTCGCCATAGGTCGTTCTCCTTCCAAGAATTTAGTCAACGATATGCACTTGCTAATCTAGGATGCGAATTCAAAGAGACTCGATTGCAGGATACAAAGAATCGCCAAAACAGTATTGAGACTGAAGATCGATCACTTGCAAATGATTGGCAAGAAGCACAACAAAGAGTTTTAATTACAGCTCAACGTGAATATGAATGGGCTATCGCAAATGGTATTGCAAAAGAACAAGCACGCGCTGTTCTACCAGAGGGACTTACTTTATCTAGAATGTATATGAACGGAACTTTACGTTCTTGGGTTCACTATATACAACTACGTTCAGCGAACGGAACACAAAAAGAACATCGTCAAATTGCATTGGAATGTGCCGATGTAATTAGTGAGATTTTTCCAATGATTAAGGAGTTTACAAATGTATGATGATGTTGTAAAATTTATTGAAGCTTGTGATCAAGAAAAAAATTTAAAAAATATTGCATTATATGCAAATTTAATTACTGAAGAGTATAAAGAATTTATTGAATCTTGTAATAATGTGAATGATGTTGAATCATTAGATGCTTGTATGGACATGATTTGGGTTATACTTGGATTTTGTTATATGAAAGGATATGATGTTGAAGGTGCATGGAAAGAAGTGTCTAGGAGTAACTTGGCAAAAATTAATCCAGTAACGGGTAAAGTGAATAAAAGATCGGATGGCAAAGTGTTAAAACCTGCCGGTTGGACACCTCCACAATTGGGGCAATTTGTAAAATAATAAAGGACCACAAAATGACACCAGGAATAGTACATGGAATTAAAGTCGATTATTCTAGAGATATTTTATTTGATGATTTAGGAATTAAACGATTACAAGAATCGTACATGAGAGAAGATGAGGCTTCACCACAAGAGAGATTTGCATATGTTAGTAAAACTTTTGGATCTAATCAAGAACATTCTCAACGTTTGTATGATTACAGTAGCAAGCATTGGCTTAGTTATTCTACTCCCATTCTTAGTTTCGGGCGCTCTAAGCGTGGGCTTCCTATCTCATGTTTCCTTAATTTCATTGAAGACACTGCGGAGGGATTAGTTGACAACCTTTCTGAAACCAATTGGCTTTCTATGCTTGGTGGTGGTGTGGGTATCGGTTTTGGTATTCGCTCGGCTGATGATAAGTCTACGGGAGTTATGCCGCACCTTAAAATGTATGACGCATCATCTCTCGCTTATAGACAAGGTAGGACTCGCCGTGGTAGTTATGCTGCATATCTTGATATTAGCCACCCTGATATTATCTCCTTCTTAGAGATGAGAAAACCAACGGGTGATCCTAATGTCCGTTGTCTTAATCTACATCATGGGATTAATATCACGGATGATTTCATGCAAATCATCGAAAAGTGTATGGTTGATCCTACAGTAGACGATTCTTGGAATTTAGTTGATCCTTTTTCCCGTGTAGTGCGTGAAACTGTCTCCGCCAAGCATCTATGGCAAATGATTCTTGAACTTCGGATGCATACTGGTGAACCATATCTACATTTCATCGATACTAGCAATCGTGCTATGCCACAATTTCTAAAGGACCAAGGTTTGAAGATTATGCAATCGAATCTTTGTTCCGAGATTATCCTACCAACCAATGAAGAAAGGACAGCGGTATGTTGTCTTTCTTCCGTTAATCTGGAGTATTATGATGAATGGAAGAATGACCCACTTTTTCTACAGGACATTGCCGAAATGTTGGACAACGTGTTGGAATACTTTATTAGCAATGCTCCAACTTCTATATCTCGCGCTATTTATTCTGCCAGTAATGAGCGGTCTATTGGTATTGGAGCTTTGGGATTTCATGCTTACTTACAGCAAAAAGGTATTCCGTTCGAAGGAGTAATGGCAAAAATTTGGAATAAAGATATATTTAAAAATATAAGGAAAAAATTAGATGAAGCAAATCTTAAATTGGGCAAAGAAAGAGGTGAAGCTCCTGATGCCTTTGGCACTGGTTTGCGGTTCAGTCATCTTATGGCCATTGCTCCTAATGCTTCTTCCTCCATCATTATGGGCAATACTAGTCCTTCTATTGAGCCTTATCGGGCTAATGCTTATAGGCAAGATACTCTTTCAGGGTCGTTTTTAAACAAGAACAAATATTTGGATAAAATTATCCAAAAACATTTGCAATATGGAGATGATAATGCTTCAATTAGTGGTGATGAATATCAAGAAATCTGGCGTTCGATTATTGCAAACGATGGTTCAGTTCAACACATCGATTGGATGGATGAAAAAGATAAAGCAGTATTTAAAACTTCGATGGAAATTGACCAGCGTTGGGTAATTGAACATGCAGCTGATCGTCAACAATATATTGATCAAGCACAATCTTTGAATGTGTTCTTTAGACCTGATTCGCATATTAAATATATCCATGCCATACATTTTATGGCATGGAAGAAAGGTGTGAAGACTCTTTATTACTGCCGTTCAGAAAAACTTGCAAAAGCGGATAAAGTTTCTAAGAAGATTGAACGTCAAGTAATCAAAGAACTTGATATGTCTGCATTGGCACAGGGTAACGATTGTATAGCTTGCGAGGGATAAATTGAATAATGCTTTTCTTTGGTGGTTATTTCGAATAGTCGAAATGATCACCTGCATACATATTATAATAAATGTCTGGCGTCAATGGTAAAGGAGCAAGATGCATTACAAATCAATCTTCATATCTGATGTTCATTTGGGTTCTAAAGAATGTAAGGCTGATAGATTGAATAATTTTCTAAAAGAAAATAGTTGTGATACTTTATATCTTGTTGGTGATATCATTGATGGGTGGAAAATACAGCAAAACAAATTATATTGGAAACAAAGTCACTCTAATGTAATTCGTAGATTTTTAAACTATAGCAAAGATGGAAGTAAAGTAATTTATATTGCTGGTAATCATGATGAATTTCTAAGACCATTTATGCAATATAAACTTGCATTTGGTCGTATTGAAATTCATAACCAATATGAACATATTGGCGTTGATGGAAAAAGGTATCTCGTAACCCATGGTGATTTATTTGACGGAATTACTAGACTTGCGCCTTGGTTAGCATTTCTTGGAGATAAAGCATATGACTTTATTTTATCGCTTAATAGCAAATACAATTGGATACGTCATCGTTTTGGTTTTGGGTACTTTAGTCTTAGCAAATACCTTAAACACAGAGTAAAGAAAGCGGTAGATTTTATTTTTCAGTTTGAAAAAAATCTAGCTGAATATTGTAAAAAACGTGGATTTGATGGAGTTATCTGTGGTCACATTCATCATGCCGAAATTAAAAATATAGATGGTATAATTTATATGAACGATGGTGACTGGGTGGAATCATGCACCTCTTTAGTTGAACATTGTGATGGCCGCTGGGAAATTGTAACATGGTACTCTCAAGAGATTGATAAATGAATTTAGTATCCGATTCTAATGTCATAGACAATATAGATGACAATGATATTTGGGTTATTGACAAATTTATACTATCTAAAAGATTGGGATATATCTGTGGACCTGCTGGCATTCTTCCTAAAGAAGAAGGTAGATATATTGTTCGTCCATGTGTAAATATCAGAATGATGTCCGCTGGTGCTAAATTTATGCATCTAAACACAACCAATGATGTGATACCAGATGGTTTTTTCTGGTGTGAAATATTTCAGGGACGGCATAGAAGCTTCGATTATAATTGGGGGCAACAAAAATTGGCGGTAGAAGGATTTAGAGATGATCCTAATAGATTGGATCGATTTAGTCGTTGGTGTAGAATCGATGATAAATTTAATTTACCTTCTATCATACAAGAAATGTCCAATAGATATGAATGGTTGAATGTTGAAACTATCGGAGATAAAATCATTGAAATTCATTTTCGTTATAATGATGATTTTTCCAATCATAATGCTCACACCATTGTTCCAATTTGGAAAGAAGAATTTTATGACAACCCGTCCGGAGATAGATTAGGATTTTTATTGAAAGATATAAAATCTTAACATATAGTAAAGGAGACTCTGATGTGGTTACTACTATTAATAGCAGTACATTCAACAAATCCAAATGATATACCAGGAAGAGTATCTTTAGAATTTGAAACTAAAGAATCGTGTGAACACAGTTTAAGTACTTTAAAATATTGGCTAAAATTCGACACTTTTAAGGTAGAAGGTAAATGCGTAAAAAAATCTTAATAGTCACAGACAATTTAAAGGACCAAATAAATGGAGTTGTCGAGACTTTTAAAAATATTGAAATATGCGCTAATTATGATGGGTACGATTTTGTTTATATTGATCCCGGGCAGTTCTCTTATATTAATTGTCCTGGTTATGCTGAAGTTAAAATCGCTTGGCCTAGAGGAATCGGAAAAAGTATTGAAGAGATTAATCCAGATCACATTCACATTGCTACGGAAGGGCCCGTAGGGTTAGCAGCAAGAATTTGGTGTGATAGAAATGGATACTTCTACAATACAAGTTACCATACAAAATTTCCAGAATTCTTATATACAATATATAAAATACCTGCTAATTTAACATATCGATACGTCAGGTGGTTCCACAAACATTCCGGTAAAGTTTTGACTAGTACCAATTCTATGGTACAAGAATTAAAATCTAGAGGATTTAGAAGTGATATAATAACTTGGACTAGAGGCGTTGATAGAAATGTTTTGAAACCCACAATCGAACATAAAAAAAATGAAATACCAGTAGTTTTATATGTGGGTAGAGTATCTAAGGAAAAAAATCTTGAAAATCTCTGTACACTTCAAGATTATTATGATATTATTATTGTTGGTGATGGACCTTATAGAAAAGAATTAGAAAATCGGTTTATTAAAGTAAAATTCGTTGGATATAAAAAAGGGACTGAATTGGCAAATTATTATAAGAGTGCTGATGTATTTTGTTTTCCTAGCAAAAACGATACATTTGGTATAGTAATGATAGAATCTCTAAGTGTTGGCACTCCTGTCGCAGCATATAATGTCACAGGACCCAAAGATATTATATACAATGGTGTAAATGGAAATATCGGTGAAAGTTTATTGTTCTCGATAAATAAATGTCTCATTCTAGATAGAAAAGAAGTCGAGAAGTCTTCAGAACAATGGACATGGGAAAATTGTTGGAAAATTTTTAAAGATAATTTAATAAAAGCTAAAGGATAAAATGAACAAGAATAATTTAACTGACGATAGGACGCATTTTAAACCTTTCAATTACCCGTGGGCATATGATGCTTGGTTGAAACATGAACAGTCACATTGGTTGCATACAGAAGTTCCAATGTTGGATGATGTAAAAGATTGGAAGAAACAATTAACAAAGGAAGAAAAAGAATTTTTGACGCACATTTTCAGGTTCTTCACTCAAGGTGACATTGACGTTGCCGGCGGATATGTTCGCAATTATCTTCCATATTTTCCTCAACCTGAAGTGCGTATGATGCTTCTTGGGTTTTCAGCTCGAGAAGCATTACATATTGCTGCATATTCACATTTAATTGAAACACTTGGACTTCCGTCTACAACATATAATCAGTTTTTAGAATACCAAGCGATGAAAGACAAACATGATTATATCTTAGACATTTCATCGAAGAACACAAGTAAAGAGAATACTGCCACACACATTGCTGTATTCTCTGCTTTCACCGAAGGTATGCAATTGTTTAGTTCGTTCATTATGTTACTTAATTTCCCCAGACATGGAAAGATGCGTGGCATGGGGCAGATCATTACCTGGTCGATTGTGGATGAGACCATGCACGCCGAAAATATGATCAAACTATTCAGAACTTATATTGAAGAAAATAAAGAGATTTGGAATGATTCATTAAAATCTAGAATATATACAATTGCTGAAAAGATGGTCGAGTTAGAAGATAAATTTATTGATTTGGCTTTTAATATGAATAAGATGGAAAACTTGACTAGCGAGGATGTTAAAACTTATATTCGATATATTACAGATCGTCGTTTAATTTCATTAGGATTAAAAGGCATTTTCAAAATAAAGAAAAACCCATTACCATGGGTAGAAGAAATGATTAACGCACCAACACATACAAACTTCTTCGAAAATCGTGCCACAGATTATGCAAAAGGCGCATTAGGAGGAGATTGGTCTGATGTTTGGGCCCATTAAAAGGAATTAATATGACAATCAAAGTTGTAACAGCAGAATGTGGAAATTGCGAGTCCACATATTCCGTAGAATATTCTGAAGAATTAGTTTCACAAGAATATCCAGAACATTGTCCATTTTGTGGTGAAGTCATTGATGAATTGACTGAAGAAAGTGAATTGGACGAAGATGACGATGATTCAGAAGAAGAAGATTGGTAAATTGGTTATTTAATGATGAATTATTTGATGAAACAAAAATTGAAGATAATTATGGGTTTGTTTACGAAATCACTAACTTAGAAACCAATAGAAAATATATTGGTAAAAAATTATTCTATTTTTCCAAGACTAAACAAGTCAAAGGTAAAAAGAAAAGAATAAAAGTTTCAAGTGATTGGCAAACATATTATGGTTCAAATGAAGAATTGCAAAAAGATGTAAAATCTTTAGGTGAGGATAAGTTCAAACGTGAAATATTGCATTTATGTAAATCTAAAGGTGAATGTAGTTATCTTGAAGCTAAAGAACAGTTTGTTAATTTAGTTTTAGAAAAAGATGATTATTATAATAGCTGGATTATGATAAGAATTAGAAAAACACATATTAAGGAATATAATGTTAGAAATTCTCAGAACACTGAAAAATGAAACTAAAGATTTTGATGTTTTAATATTTTTACCTGGCAAAAAAGAAGACTCGGTAGAAATAACTACAGCAATCTATGATGAACCTGCTGAAAAGTTAGATACTGGAAAAATGGGTGATTGTTATCAGATTTTATTATTTAAAAAAGATGATGAAAAAATTATTCATTTAGATACATTTGATGCAATATTAACTGATTGGCTGGAATACGCTTCGGAATTGATACCGTTGAACTGGTTTGGTGTAATTTGCAAAAAAACAACAAAATCCAACAAAATGATGGAAAGTATGCTTGACCACCTGGGAAAAATGTGTTAGAATATAAATAATACAGACAATAAGGTTATTTTATGAAAAACATATATGAAATTTTCGATGAATTTGAGACGGTAAACACTGATAAAAAAAGAATTGAAGTACTTCGTAAAAATCATTCAGAAACATTGCTTGAGGTATTGAAACTTGCATTTCATCCTGGTTATCAATGGTTAGTTACAGAAATGCCGGACAACTATAAAGTACCGGACACATTACCTGGCGTCTCCCATGCGAGATTGTCAACAGAATTGCGTAGGTTGTATTTGTTCCAAAAAGGACACCCTATTGCAGAGAAATTAAATATTCAAAAACGAAATGAGTTGTTAAATCAACTATTGGAGTCGCTCGAACCGCGGGAAACTGAGGTTATTATGGGCATTTTTAATAAAGATTTAGGAGTTAGGGGCTTAACGCCTAAATTTGTGAGGGATTATATTCCCAGTATTTTGACATGATTTTTTAATCTAGTATAGGAGTATTTAAGTGAGCAAGGTTGTTACCAAATTTCGCAAAAACAAAAATTATGAACATGAAGATGATTTCGAATTTGTCTTCAACAATAAAAAAGATAAAAAGCGAGAAATCCAGAAAAAACGGCGAATGAAATATAATGATGATGATGGTTCTGATTACAATTACAATCAAAGCTATAGAAATCTACCTTAATTAACTTAAAGACTATATTATGATAATTCATGTGAGAAATTCCAAACGTAAAGTGAAGAACAAACCAGGATATAAAATCCTGCAACAAGAATATGAGCAATGGTTGAAGAAACATGAACCTAAAAAAGTGATTGTTTCGAAAAGCGAGTTCAAATATGACCTTTCTATTCCTCCCGGAAGAGACACTAAACATATTCCGAGTGTAAATAGTACAGGTCCTGTCGTTATGGCAAAAAAATCAGCAAAAGTTTATACCGGCGACAAGATGTTAGGTATTGGAACGCTGCATAAATCAAATGCGGTGCCTGTTTTTTCTTCGGATGAAGCAAAAGAAATGTCTCAAATGCGTCGGTAATAAAAAAATAAAGGAAAACAAATGAATGATGCATGGAAAGAGTTAGATCAAGTCATAAGAAAGTGGGCAGTAATGTCAGGATTTGAAAACGACTTAAAAAATTATGAAAATTTGAAGGAAAGTCAACAGGATCCTAGTACTCAGGAAAAAAGAATTCAATATTTAAGGGATTGTTATAATAAACATGTACACATCTGAAATAAAAGAAGCAGAAGACGGATCCGGAGATGCTATTTTAGAATTTCCGGAAGAAATGATTCGGGAATTAAATTGGAAAGAAGGAGATACGCTCAAAATTTCTTTGGAAGAAGATGGGACGATAATTTTAAGGAAAATTTAGTTGTTTTCCGTACACACTCTTGACAGGACGCACACTCTATAGTATACTAATAACACTAGAGAGAGGAAATCACATGGAACTTATTCAATCAAAATCACTTCTTGCCAAACTAATGGCGACTGAGAATCTAATTGTTGAACAACGCAATGTTCAGACTGCATCTTTTGATGTACAGAATAGAATTTTGACTATTCCTATTTTGGATCGGAAAATTTCGAGTGATCTTTATGATCTATTAGTTGGGCATGAAGTCGGTCATGCATTGTATACGCCATTGGACGGGTTAAAAAAAGCAAAAGAGATGAATCTTGTCTCGTCTATTGTAAATGTGATTGAGGATGCGCGGATCGAACGTAAGATTAAGACGAAATATCCTGGTATTCGTGCTGGATTTTTGCGTGGTTATCGTGAATTGGTTGAAAAAGACTTTTTTGGCACGAAAGGTGTTGACCTTGAACGTATGAATTTTATTGATCGTGTCAATATTCATTTTAAATCTGGTCAAGTTCAGATAAACAAGTTTACTTCTTTTGAACGGCAACTTATCAATGGCATTGAAAATACGGAATCTTTTGATGATGTTATTGAAATGACAAAGAAAGTGATTGAGTATTTGAAAAAAGAAAAAGAAGAGCGTCAGAAAGAAAACCATGTTGACGAACCTGAAGAACCCGATTCAAAGTATGAGGATTACAATGATGAGGACTATGAAGAAATTGATGTTGATGATTGGGGTGTTGATGAAGAAGAGGAGTATGAAGAAGAGAACTATGAACGTGGTTACTCAGAATATGACTTTGGTGAAGGAACAGATGGATCGAATTCAGTAAAAAGTGGTGGTGAACAGGATGTTCGTTCTTACACGGATGAAAGTTTCCGTGAGAATGAGAGCAAACTGTTTGCAAATGATTATCGGTATGAATATGTGAATTTGCCGACTATTGATCTTGATGAAGCGATTATTGATTACAAGGTATTGAAGAATCGCATTAAGAAGCATTATGACACTTCTATTACCGATTCTTCAGATCCATTAATGGATCCTGAGCATCTGCATGAGTTGAATAAGACTTATACGGAAAATCGTAAAGTTGTTGCGTATTTGGCCAAAGAGTTTGAATTGCGTAAAAATGCAGAACAGACTAAGCGTTCATCTATTGCAAAGACTGGTGAGTTGAATGTCAACAAGTTGTATTCGTACAAGTTTAGTGAGGACATTTTCCGTAAGATTACGGTTATGCCTGGTGGCAAGTCTCATGGTCTTTTGATGTATATTGATTGGTCTGGTTCGATGGGAGACAATATTCACAATACAATGAAACAGTTGATTGCGTTATCGATGTTTTGTCGCAAGGTGAATATTCCGTTTGAAGTGTATGCGTTTACTTCTAATTATGATAGTTCGTATAGAGTAACTGCAAAACATGAGGATTTAGAACTTTATGGATTTAAGTTATTGAATTTGTTTTCGTTCCGTATGTCTAGTGCAGAGTTTCATTATATGTGTTCTGCGATGTTTCGTATTTCTAAGTTCAATCGGTACAATGATGATCCAGATTTCTTTTCGCTAGGCGGAACGCCGCTCAACGAATCCATCATTGCCGCGTCACAGATGGTGCCACTCTTTAAATGCAAGTATAAGTTGCAGATTGTCAATACTGTGTTTCTTACTGATGGTGAATCAAATGCGAATGCGAATATGTATTTGCGATCAGATGTACATGAAGGGCATTTTGAATCGAAACAGTTAGGATATCGGTGGGAACAAAATTCTAAGACCCGTGTTGTGGTGAGGGATCCGTTAACGAAACAACAAGTTATTGTCAATCATGTTTTTAGTGATATGACTAAGGGGTTGTTGAAAATGTTGAAACAACGAACTGATTGTAATATCATTGGGTTTTTCATTTTGAATCGATATCAGTTTCGCAGTTGTGTAAGTAGGTTGTTTAGTAAAGCTGCAGACCATCATGCGTTGTATGCAAAGTTTCGCAAAGAAAATTATGTTGTTGCAACTTCTGCAGGATATGATGAGTATTATTTGCTTCGTGCCGATTCGTTCAATACAGATGACACAGAAGAATTGGTTGTAAAAGAAAATGCAACAACTCGCAGTTTGGTATCTGCATTTACAAAGTATACCAATTCGCGTCTAAGTAATCGTGTTGTACTAAATCGGTTTATCGGACTTATTGCATGACCCGCAAGGCACTACAAGATCGCATGAGAGAAATGATGGAACCCATAGACTCCGCCATTCAACTAACAGATGATAAAAATGAAATGTTAATGTTAGCTTGTGCGATGTTTCAAAGAACAACAGAAATCTTTGATACAATACTTGGTGAAGAAAAGAGAAGATTTTTAATTAAACAAATATCAGAAGATGGTGAACATGGATAAAAATAATGAAACACTTCTTATTACACAAGAAGAATGTGCAGAAGTGGCACAAGCAATATCGAAATGCTTTCGATTTGGTATGGATAATATTAAACCTGGAAAACCAAAAACCAATAGAGAACACCTAGAAGAAGAACTAGGTGATCTTCTAGCAATGATTGGTATTCTTATTGATAAGGGCGTGGTAAATCGTGAAAATGTTTACCGGGCATCCGAGAAAAAAATTGAAAAACTCAAAGAGTGGTCAACTGTTTTTTCGGAAGAGGATGAAGAATGGGATGAAGAATGGATTTAAATCAATTAATCCATCTAATCAATCGCATACTATGTTATATGCCATTGAATAATCCAATGAGAGGAGAACTGCAAGAAATGCTTCATAATATGAAAACACAGAGGTCGGCACAGTAAACCGACCGGAAAAAAATTTAGGAATGCAAAAAGTGAAAAATCGAAAAAAACTGGAAAATCACCGAGAAAAAAAGTTACTGATCGCGCCATTTGGGCCACCACCACTTTTTTCTTATAATAGCGTTTTTGCTAATTCGCGGCATGCCAATTCGAATTAGCTATTGCAGACTATGCCCGCTTTGGCATTGGCGCCTTTTGAATTGGCATTGCGCGAAACTGCTTGGCCTTGCGTCCTTTAGGCGCCAATACCGTAACAGACTTGCCTGCCTTTAAAAAATCAATAAGCAATTCCAAACCTTGACAGGCCTTTGCCACACTATTTGCATTAACGCTTTGCATTGTTTACTCCATCACACCAAGTTGGACCAGCAGAATGACAGCGCGCATGGCCAGGTCAACCACCGCAAACAGCACTTCATTCAGAATCGTTTCCATCGTTTTTTACCAATTGCTCTTTCGATGGAGTCCATTCTACAGGAAACGGTATACTTGTCAATCGTTGCAGAAAAACAACAGAAATGTCTCAGAAAAACAACACAGTATATCTTATGTGGTGTTTATGATATAATATTGGGTTATATTGCGAGATTTATTGCGGAAATTGCGGCATTGTGTGCAAAGACTAAGTGGGATATTAATTCCAATATAATCTAATATATTCCAATATAACGCAATATTTCACCATATTAACGCTGTATTAACACGATAAACGTAAACAATTCTCATTTAGATTACAATTAACATTACAGATACGTTACACCGCGACATGGACCGCGACACTTTTTTGCACATAAATACACTTTTTTACACTATTCTTTCAATTTAATATCTGCTACACGTCCATTTGGATATTTCTCTAATGCTTGTCTTTTTACATCATCGATATCTTTAGCAGTTATCACAAACATATCCAATTGTGGTGTCGCGTTATCACCAACGTGCCACATTTCTTTAAACATGATCACATTGTACTCTTTTAATTGATTTTCTTCCATGTTAATCCTTTTTGTTATATTATTACATTAACGACATAATGCATCAGCAATTCCGTTCATTATAGTAAAAGCGGACACGCAAATAAAAATAGCTAATGCAACATCGAGTGGATTTATATTACGCATCATTTTCATTTACCATATTGAAGTGTTTATATATTGCTTCTTCTAGTAAGACTTTACCATTGTATGGAACAGAATTGTTGAACATTAGTATTTCACGGCGTGCAATATCGGCACATTCTTTTACTACCAACTCAATCAATGTCCGATTAAACTCATGCACAGAATAAATCGAAACATCATCCGATAATACCTTATGCGCCCGATCAACCAATACATCAACTATATCATCTTTCGTAATATACCGCTTTGTCATGCGACGTGCCATTCTAAATCATCCTTATATTCAATATATTCTGATCCATCATATTCATCAATTCGAAATTCACGACCAATATCGATCCATTCAATCCTTAAATCCTCAGCACCTGAAAAGTAATGTTGGTCACCATAAATCGATTCACAATACGCCTCAATTTCAGTATAATGCTTTTTTGATTCAATCATACCGACAATTACGGGATCATACAATAATTTTTCTTCACCATGCCAAGAATACCAACCAGCACCATATCCAGGCGAATACAATACTGCCACTTTACCATCACGAATTACTTTTTCCATTATACACCACCTCTAACAAAAATATAATCATCATACTCAAGGAACATATCAGACTTTGGATTCCAATACTTACCTTCTTTTGGATCATAATACAGAGTCATTCCATTAGCATAATGAAATGGTCCCTCTAGACCTTTCACTTTGGAATAGGACTTTTGCAATTCGGTATGTTGGAATACGGTATACGCCATTATTGAAACTCCAACAAGTCTGCTACATCATCATCATATAACCATGCAATTGTTTTTCGAACACTTTCATTCACGGAAAAATGTTCACGGTACATGGTGTAATAATGGCAAAAGAAATTGTCATCACCACGCGCTTCAGTATACCGTTGCGCCCGAATCAAAAAATCCATTGCATTACTCTCCAATCTCATATTGGTTATCGTACCAATCGTCATTGCAACCCGTTACGATATAGTTTGGATCATCCACACCATCATCATATTCTATATCGTCAATACATGGACAACCATTTTCAAACCATGCATCACGCGCTTCCAAATCATCACCAGAAACAAACGGAAAATAATCAAAATCATCCATTATAATCACCAATTAAGCAGGCATTTCGGAGAGGTTTTTCATCTCAAATTTAATCCGATTAATGCGATTCCGTGCAAGACCAGAAACCCATTTAATCTTGGCCGATTCAAGCGCCTTAAGAGTATCCATCGATTGGCGATTAAGGAACTGGACCAAAGATTTATACTCTTCGGAAGAAGGATCAATCCGATCAACATCAGCCATCATCTTTCGAAGGGTGACGATTTTCAATTCGACGACATTCATTATTAAAATCCTATTAAGCAATAACAATAACACGGGGCGATTTAGGATTATCCATAAAACAATGCCCCTGCAACGGCGCGGTAAAATAATCCGTATTGGATTTTTTCTCCTCTTGACCGTCCCATACCCGTTTAATAAACTTGGCACGGAAAGTACCATTGGTTTCAAAAATACCAACTACCTTACCAATAATAAAACAATTGTCAACACCATTAAAATCAAAAGACTTGACAACATCACCAATACGCATTGCTTTGTGCATTTTCTGTTCCGTTTCGTTCACCATGGATACCATTATACAGGCTAGCGCGGAAAAGGCAACCTGTTGTTCCTATACAACAATTGCCCGTTCCATGCATCCACATTATAATCCACCACTCTATTGTTCCAATGATTGAATTCGATTAATAATCGATTGAATAGAATTAATGAAAGAAATATCACCCGATTCTAACTTGTCCATGTCCGGACTATTACCATTCATCTTATAAGCAATTAATGCAGACTTAATCGTTAAAATATCAATGTAATCCAATGGCACCCACCCAACAACAGAATTGGTTTTATGCAATTGGTACATATTATTCTTCCTCCTCCTCTTCCTCTTTATTTTCCTCTTCCCATTCGGCAATCGACTCTGAAATACAAAACATTTCATCCAATTCTTCCGGAAGTATTTCTTTTACATCATCCGATGATAATCCACCATAATCATAATAATTGTCATTGCCATCAGAATAAACACCAGCAAAACACATACCAGGTTCATAATAATAGGCCTCTACCTCATAACCCATCTCCTCTAATGCAGAATAAAATGCAATTGGTGGCGACCACGCAGTATCAAAAGATAACACAATTTCAGTATCAGATTGATCAATAATATTAACACCAGTATCCCACTTGGTGCCCCAATTGGTTACATTCCAACCATACCAATCACTCTCTGATTCAGGCATAGGAACCAATTTACTAAAAAAACCATTCTCACTTGAGGATTCAGCGGCAGCAATAACTTTCACCATCAATTCTTTATCATCAGACTTGATCGTAACAGTATTAGAATTCCAATTCGGCATAATATATTTCCTTTAAATTAAGCAGCAATTTTAAGATTAAACGTCGGGTACTTTACAAAACCAGTGGTATCGGACTTTGCTTTACCCTTGGCATAAAGACCAACAATAACACCTTTTGGATCAAGAAACCGCAAGTCGGAATCATCACCATTGAATACGGGCAGACCAAAATGGGATTCTGGAAATGCAGAACCTTTTTTGATACCGAAAACAACAGCAACATTATAACCTTGTGCAATTGCCTTTGTTACATCAGCATCATTACCATCAGC